ATGTCAGATATTGCTAATCCTAAAACACACCCTGAGCTTGCAGCCGCTCAATTGGTAATTGAGTTAGTGCGCGCTGAACGTGTTCCCATTCATCATGACAATGTGAATGGTCTATTGAAGATTTATGACCAGGCATTACAGCACTTTAAAACTGACCATTTTGAAGATGGCAGTGATAGGTAGTTAATTGTCGTATAGTTTAAAAAACGCCTCCCGGACGGTTTGAGCAATTGCTTTTGCTTTTTCCGTCCTGTTTTTCTCATCAATAAAGACCTCATCATTAAGCCTCTTAGCCAGAAGCTCTGCAGCTATTGACTGCACCTGTTCAGGTAATTCGTAAAACTTCATAAGCGCCTCTCTTTTTGTTTACCGTCAGCCCCTCGTAAAGAGCTGCTGGTAAATCGTTTAGCCATAATTGCCGCTCTTCCTGAGCCCGCCTATGGTCCGACGCATGGTTTACTGTCGCGCCGTTCGACTGACCGAATCTCCACTTCGCCGCTGGCCAACTTCGCTCAGCTGTCTATGTTTCGTTTCGATGAGTTGATAATAGCGATGAGTATTGCTAATAGCAATACGTATTGATATTAAATAATAGCGAATGATATTAATGCGTTGATAGATAAAGGAATTTATTTGGATATTTTTTCGAGTGATTAAGATTCAGATCGTTTTTTTACTGCGGCGGGTATTGCTGTGACGAATGGGCTGGCTGCGGGCAATAAAAAACCCAGCACTATGGCTGGGCTTGATTCGTAGCTGGGTTTGTTAACCGTGTTTTCTGTATGTCTGAGGCATGCTACCAATCACCTTGCCGAATACGAGTATCCTGTTCATTTCTTCTTTTTCGATCGGCTCCCACGGGCGATAAGTCTGATTGTCGGAGATGACCAACAGCTTATCTTTCATCTTCTGGAGGCGTTTAACGTGGGATGTATCGTCGTAGATAAAGGCGTAGATCCCGTCACCATCAAAATGTTGGACGCTGATGTCGACGAACAATAAGTCGCCTGGTTCAATGGTCCCGGACATGCTGTCTCCGCGAACATTAATGATTCTGATCTGCTCAGCCTTCCTGCCATTAAACATCCGACGAGCATCTTCCACTGAGTATTCCACGGATCTAAGCACCTCTACAAATTCGCTGTTGATGGCTCCTGGCCCGGCGCTTACGTAAAAGTCTAGCGCCTCAATGCGGAATGTGTCAGTAGGGGCCAGCTCTGTTTTTGGCTGCGAAATTGCTGGCATTTGACCATCTTCACGCATTGGGCCAACTCCGGTTGAAAGCCACTCAGTGCGAACGCCAAGCGCATTGGCGATCTCAACGATTTTAGTTGAGCCTCGGGCATTGCCACTGGTCAGCCTCCAGATGGTGGGCTGAGCAACGCCAGACGCCTTAGCTAAAGCGCCCTGAGACATGCCAGATAGTTCCATCGCCTGATTCAGGCGTTCTGCAAGAGTTTCTTTTTTCATGAGTTTTAATTTATACGCTTGCGTATTGATGGTCAAAACACGTTTAGCTATTGCCTAAATCAATACGCATTGCTATTATCAATTCACACCAATACTCATAGGAATTGGAAGATGACGAACAAAACAATCCAGCGCGCCATTGATATCGCTGGTAGCCAGAAGAAATTAGCCGACCTTTGCGGCGTTGCTCAGCCGACGGTATGGCGCTGGTTGCACGGCGGCGGCATTGATGCCCGCTACGTAATGAAGATTGTCACTGCAACAAACGGCAAGCTCAAACCAGCAGATATCCGTCCAGACCTCGCCCAGCTGCTTGAGGCGAATAACACAGCCGCTTAACGGCGGCCCTAACCACGAAAGGGAAAGCAATGCATTCACTTGCGTATCAACACAATACCGGAATATACCCGGGAGCGGTGATAAACCGCGCTCAACCTAAGGCGGCGCCAGACCACGAAAAGATCCGCGATGCGGTCCGGGCATGGTCGTCGGCGCTGGACAATCAGGACGTCGTTTCGGCGCTGATCATCAACGAATACCGGGAGCAGGGCGGGACCGCTATCAGCTTCCCGGAAGACATCAGCCGGGCGCGCCAGAAGCTGTTTCGCTTCCTCGATAACCGTTTCGACTCCGAACAGTACCGCGAGAACGTGCGCCAGCTGACGCCCGCAATCATGGCGGTCCTGCCGGTTGAGTATCGCACTCGCCTGATCGGCGCCGATTGCAAAATGTCTCGTCTGGCTGAAGCCGAGAAAGAACTCGCCGAGGCTAAACAGGCCGTGCTGCTGGACGCTCCAGAGCATCAGAAGCTGAAAGAGGTAAGCGAGGGTATAGCGTCGCTGTTCCGCCTCATGCCGGAGCAGGTAGGGCCGCTGATGACGATGGTCACATCGATGCTGGGCGTCATGTAACCGGAGAAGACCATGAACCACATCGAATTTATCGAGAAGCATGTACGCGATGAACTGATCAAACAGGGATTCACCGTAGCGGTGGCTCAGGGGGGGGCATTTCAGGCCGTCGATATGTACAAGCGTATGTCACAGGCCAGTCGCAAGGGGAGGATTTTCGATGACGTGTTACGACACGCGAAACTTTGGGCGGAGAAGCAACAGGTACCGTCAGACAAGTTCGAAAAGAAGCGCGTTAAGCGTGTGCAGCAGCAGCCTGGCCTGCTCTGAAAAGGCGAAAGCCGCGGTGCTCGAACACCAACGGCTTTCAGTTGCAATAAACGTCAGTCAATTGCGAGGCAATTATGCCAAGTAAATCGAAGAGAGTAAACAAACCGGAGGTAGCACGTGAGCATGTCACTTATGGCGAAAGCAATGGGGGTCAAAGTGGGAAACTCACTGCGTAAGCTCGTCCTGATTAAGCTGGCTGATAACGCCAACGACAAAGGCGAATGCTGGCCTTCGTATCAACACATCGCCGACCAATGCGAATGCAGCCGAACGGCTGTTCGTAACCATATTGATGCGCTTGAAGAAATGGGTCTTATCAAGCGTGAGAACCGTGTCGGCGTCAACAACGGAAAAGGTAACACGTCAAATGTGTATTACCTCAAATTAGATGCCACCCCTATGCCATTAAATGGCACAGGGGTATGCCACGACGAAGCACACCCTATGCCATCTGATGGCACACCCCCTATGCCACCAGATGGCACCAGAACCAGTCACTCTTTTGAACCAGTCACTGAACCTAACTCTCTCTCTGGGCGCGAAGGTTTTATGAGCGAAGCCGCAAAGCGGCGGATCGGGATTTCACCAAACGGGGAGATTCCATTCCCGCCCCTGTTTAAGCCATCAGCAGATCACATTGCCATGGCTGCCGAGAAGGGGGTGAGCATCGAAACTGAGCTGCTGAACTTCCGGGACTATCACCTTTCCCGCGGTACGCTGCTAATCGACTGGAATTCCGCTTTCAGGGTCTGGATTCGAAACGCCCGAGTTAACCCGCTTGCTAAGCGTGGGCGTGCCGAGAAGGAAACGCCGCACTGGAACAGCCGTGAGGGATGGGAGGATTTCCTGTGAATAATCAACTTGTGCAGGCAGTTAACGGGCGCGACGGTGCTCTGCTCTCCAGGATGGCGAACGGAAGCGGAGACCAGCAAAAGGTGATTAATCCTGAAGCTGAGGGGCTCGTTGATTCTCTCTTTCGTCAGCTGAAGCAGATTTTCCCTGCGTCTACGCAGACAAACCTGAAAACTGACGCAGACGAGAAAACGGCAAAGCGTCAGTGGATCGCAGCGTTTTCAGAGAATGGGATCCGCACCCGCGAACAACTTTCCGCTGGTGTACGTCATGCCCGCGCCAGTGAATCACCTTTCTGGCCTTCTCCGGGGCAATTCATCAAATGGTGCAAGGATAGCGGCACGGTACTTGGCATTGGCCTGGCTGATGTGATGAATGAGTTCCATCGGTATAGCCGCGAAAAAGGGCTGCATACCGGCGGAGCAGAAGCTTTCCCGTGGTCTCATGACGTCATGTACTGGATTGTGACCGATACGCGCAGAGCGATGTACCAGCGCCAGCTGAGCGAGGCTGAAACTGAAAAATACGCGTCAAAAAAACTTGAGGAATGGGCGCTGAAAGTTGCTGGCGGGGAAAAAATACCATCTCCCGTCCTGGCGCTCGAGAATTCTGATGAAGTGATCCCGACAAATCACGTGAGCCGTCAAGCCGGTTATCACCCGGAAGGAAAAAGCTTCGGGTGCATGCCAAATGCGGCGACTCTCGGCGCTCTCACCCCGGCCCAATGGCTTTGGGAAGAGTACCAGCGCGGGAAAGAGAGAGGGCTTATTCAATGAAAGGCAAACAGGAAATTCTGCGTTATCTCGAAACGCACCGGACCTTCACCGCGAAGGATGTGGCAACAGAATGCGGTATGACGATTAACTGCATCACGAAGAACGCTATCGATCTGGAGCGGGCCCGCAAGATTGTCCGGGTGAACAAGGTCTGGCGAACGGTGACTTATCGCCTGGCGACGCCAGAAGAGCAGGACGGCACCGCGCGCAGCTGCACCAACGGAATATTTCAGGAATGCCGGAACAGCCCGGCAATGAGAAGGGTTTTGATGGTTTGGGGGAGGGTAGGGGTATGAAACAGAAATTTATCGAGTGGTTTACCAAGAACAACAACGGCTGCTCGCCAGCGATGGAAGACGACATAAGCTTTGTGTACGAGATGACGCAGCACATGTTCGAAGCGTACCAGGCTGGGATGGCTGAATCTGATCGCAAGGTGGAGCAGCTGGCTGCGGAGAATGCGGGGCTGAAGGCAGCCTTGCGCCCATCAGATATCCCGAGTGAGTGGACGGACGCATTTGGCGACACTGCAGTAATTGAGCATGACTCAACAGGAGACAATCAGGGGCATTCAGTCTCATGGTCATGGGTTGGGAATCAGGAAGAGGTTATCAAATCCGTTCTGCTTGCTGTCGATAAAGGCATCGAAACCCCGGCGACAGACGCTTTCCTGGCTGAAGTGCGGGCTCAGGAGTCTAAGCGAGTATACGAAAGCATTTTGGACAACCCAGCTGTAACTGATATGGAGTCGCTCGTTGATTGGCTTGAACAAAACACCAATGACTCATCGGCGTTCGCCGCCCAGCTTCGCAAAGGAGTGCAGTCATGAGCATCCGTACTGAACATGGATTTGGACCTTCAACTGTAGAAGTTGAATGGCTTGATGATTGCCCTAAGTGCCACAACGGCAAAGCCAAGGTAACTGGCTGGTCTGTTACCTCAGATTCTTTGTGGTCGGGTGATGAAGCCGCCTGCTCCAAATGCGGACACAAAGGTAAAATCGATGCTGATGGAGAAAATGCCTGGGTGCAATGGGATGAAGTAAGGGAGGCCGCCCAATGAGCAACATCGACAAACGCGCATTGCGCGAGGCGGCGGAGAAGGCTACGCCTGGTCGCATCGGAGACAGAATTGATGGCAGTGGCAGTATTAAATATCAGTGCCTCGGTAACGACGGCTCTTTGGTTCTGCAAACCGACCATAAAAATATGGAGTATGGATTCATTGGTGGAAACAGTGATGCTGATGAGTTGTTCTTCAGGTTGTGTGACCCCGCCACAGTGCTGGCGCTGCTGGATGAGCTGGAAGCCGCAGAGGAACGCGTGACTGAGCTATCTCAGAAGGCTGATATCTACGACATGTTGCGACAAGACTATGGGCTTCAGGGCTCACTGGTTGATTTTGTTGATTGGCAGGCAAAACGGATTGCTGAGTATCAGGAGCTTATCAGTGGATTGGTCGGTGTCTCATCTTCCATTCTGCGCGAGGTTGAGCGCATAAATAACGCCGCCGCAGCCGGTAAAGGAGTGTGAACATGTTTAGTTCAGGTGATTTTAATACGGCAATTATCGTTTTCGCACTCGTCTGCGCTGTAGCGGGTTGGTGCGTTATTGAATTCTTACTCTGGCTGTTTTCTTTCATTCACATTTCATTTGGCGGCTAACCCATGAGCACTATTACCAAAGAGCAGGCAAAAGACCTCCGCAATGCATTCCAGTGCTGGCAGCAGGACTATGACCCGGCAGAAGACAAAGAGCAGTACGACATGTTCGGGCTCGGTATGGTGGCCATGGATGCACTGCTGGCATCGCTCGAAGCGGAGGCTGTCGGCTACATCGACGCTGAATATGCCGAGTTCCTCAGGTCAGGGCATATCGAATCATGCTCTGTGTATGCCGAGGCTGGAGAAGGATGCACTGCTGTGTTCTCCGCTCCTCTAGCGCCGGCCTCTATCCATGATGAAGACCTGCTTCACATGGCTGCTTCTGCGATAGAAGACCTGCTCAGCAACAAAGACAGGACTGGTGCTGGGGTATGGGCTGACATTCCTGGCAAGTTACGCCGCGCCGCCATGCTTCAGGGTGCCGAAAACGCCGAGTCGCCCACCACCATGCAGACCGCGCCAGCACTGGATTATTCGCCAAAAATTTCCGAGTCGCCCAGCGGCAACTCTCCGGGGATTCCGGATGGTCTGCGCTTGGCGCTCAGCAACGCTGGAATAGCGGCTCCGGAGTCAGATGAAATGCTGGCGGCAACCAGTGAGAAGTACATTCAGGAACTGGTTACCTGGGTAAAAGACAGAAAGCCTTTCAGGTCAGCAGTGATTCCAGATGGTTGGGTAGCGGTGCCGGTTGAGCCGACAGAAGACATGATCGTCAATGGGTTCGAATCAGAGCCTGATGAGAGCTTTAGCGACGAGAGAGAATGGGAAGCGTACGACGCTATGAGCGGGTGCCAGCAGGCAGCGCACCGGGCGAAACTCTGCTGGGCAGCGATGATAGCGGCAGCGCAAAAAGCTCTATAACTTGCGTTAAAATAATTACATTGCTAACGCTAATACCCTGATGGATATTATCTTCAGGGTATTCTCGTGGGGTATGAACATGATATGGAAATTGGATGTAATTGACTGGAATGTGATAGCTGCGATCGCTTCTGCAATTGGGGCGTTTGCCTCAGCTTGGGCGGCGTTTAATAGCAAAACCATCTCGAAAAAAGCACTTCAATTACAACAAAGAACTTTTCTCTATGAAGCGTTAAGGGCTTGCGCAGACAGGGCAAATTCATCGGCAAAAGGTAAGAGTGGATCGGAATGGAGCGTTAATGACGCTGCTGATATCATCAGATGCTTAGTTAGGGCGATGGAGATTATCCAGCAAGATACCCAGCAGAAAGAAAGCAATAAGGCATTGATGCTTAAACAGTACTTTGTAAATCTGCTGATCATGGAGTTATATGAAGAAGTGCACAACGGTGATGCTGCTGATTCTGTATTTAAAACCATGGAGCCTGCGAGGGTCATTGATAATTTATGGAGTCAATGGGATGCTGCTGTCGCGTTCTTTGATATTTGGAACTATCCAGTTGCGACTGATGAAGATTTGGCAGACTAAGTCATACCTTTAGTGATCCATTCGCCGCAGTCTGCCAACAAAAGGCCTCTCCGGAGGCCTTTTTCTCGCGTTGATTTTGTTGAATCAACCGTCCATACTATCTGTGCTGACGGCCTGAACAACCGTTAGCGACTTCTGCGCATTTAAGGGGACTTAAATGCGACCACAATCTGAACTAATCACCTTGTCACAGATGCAGAAATGCACCTGCGATTTTCTGCATTCTGCGTTTTGCCTCTGCGGAGGTGGCGTATGAAGCAGCAATACCACCTCATTAACGAAATCGTTAAGCAGAACGCCATCAACTACATCCGTGAGTTGCCCGTAGACGCCAAACGCCCGCTGGTTCTCGATATCAAGGAGATGACCCGCACGCTGGATCAGAACCGAAAAATGTGGCCGCTACTGAAAGACCTCTCTGACCAGGTAACCTGGTTCGGCAATAAGTACGACTCTGACGACTGGAAAGACCTGATCACTGCGATGGTCGCCAAGGCCAAAAAACAAGAGCAGAGAATGGCGCCCGGACTGGACGGCGGCATTGTGATGTTCGGACAACGTACAAGCAAAATGACCGTTCGGCAGATGGTTGAAGTCATTGAGGCTATCTACTGGTTCGGTACACAGCAGGGTGTTAAGTTCAGCGAGAAATCCCGCCTCGAAATCGAATGGGCCAAGCAGTGGGGTGAATCCCATGCGTAAGCCATCCCGCCGTAAGTGCAAAGTATGCGGTGAATACTTCGTGCCGAAGTTCCATGATATTCGGATCCGCTGGTGCTGCCCGGAACACGGCGCAATCCTCGCAATGGAAGAACGCGAAAAGGAGAAGGTGAAAGCCGCCGCTAAGCGAATCAAGGAGCAGAAAGAGGTAGAGAAGGCCGGGCGCAAACGCCGCAAGGCCAAGCGCGAGTCACTCAAATCTAAATCTCAGTGGGATAAAGAGGCTCAATCAGCTTTCAATCGCTACATCAGGATCCGCGATGAAGGTAAGCCATGTGTCAGCTGCGGCAATCCACTTATTGGCAAAAGCAATTACCTAACTGGAAGCGCCATTGACGCCAGCCATTACCGTTCGCGTGGTGCGGCCTCACATCTGAAATTCAACACATTCAACGTACATAGTGCCTGCACACGCTGTAATCGCCAGTTGAGCGGCAATGCTGTCGAGTATCGCATCCGTCTTATCGACCGCATTGGCCTGGAACGAGTTGAGCGTCTTGAGTCTAACAACGAGCCGCGCCGGTTCGATATCCCATATCTGAAGCGCATCAAATCCATATTCACCCGCAAAGCCCGGTCGCTGGAGAAGCGCCGCGCACGTCAACAGGAGCACGCAGCATGAGCAAAATACAGTACCCAATGACTACCGCTGCTGTCTTTGATGACGTGGTGTATCCGATCCATCTTGATGGAGCTCACCAGATAGAGCGCGAGGTATCCGGCGCAATCAATTGGTTTTGTCGCTGGAACAATGAGGAAAAAGCTGTAGTGAAAGCGCACGTCCATTTCAGTTGCTGGGGCCTTTACCTGACGTACGAACAGCTAATGGCGGAGGCAGCATGAACCACGCCGACTTCCTCCGGTACCAGGCAGAAAGCGTTAAGCGCGCCAGCATGCTACCAGTAGCAAAGCACAGCCAGACCAAAACCAACCAGCCTCAGAAGGAAGCCGCGTAATGAGAAAGCTCACACCAATTTACACCATGGTTAACTTTGTCGATGACGCCCATTTCCGGCGTGTCTGGAAGCATCCTAAGAAGACCATCACAACCAAGCAACGAGCCTGGGTGCAGTACATGATGTCAGTGTGGGGCAGAATTAATCGCGGCGATGACTCACCAGCTGGCGCTGTTAACGTTATTGGCCGCCTGATGATCCGGACTCAATGGAATCCTGATATGGGTGGACACATCGAGAGAATGGTCAACTGGCTTTATAGCGACGAGGGTGGGGCGCTGAGAGGTGAGGAACTCTATAAGAAAGCTCGCGAACTGGTCATCCCTCAATCCTCTACCAGCAACATCATCGCTCTCGCCAAAGAATCAGATGATGCAGCGTTCGTTGAAAAGGTGATGGTCAAGTTATTCCACCGTGAAAGCCCAGTCCGCGATTACGCCATTAAACGATACTGCGAACGCAACTGCACGCAAGATATAGCCAGGAAGATGCACCTGATCACCGGATTAGATATCCAGGCTTGCCGCCGCCGGGTTGTCTGGTGTGAAAAAGTATTCGAAGCAGAATTTTTCTATGCAATGAAGCGCGAAATGGAGAATGAGATTTCTATAATTGCTGCTTAAATGAAAAATATTTCTCAAATAACTTGATTTGGCGAAATAGAAGTGTATATTTTCAGGTATGCTCGGACGTCAAAGGCGAAAGAGCGGAGTGGTGAGATAACAGAGGCGGTGCTCACCATTGATACCGCCTAGTTGGTAACTTCGACGGTTCGTCTGGAACTCCAACCATCGCATGCTGAGAGGTCTGCTGACACTACGGAAAGACGTGTAGGCTAGCTGAGATAAGCCGTTATGAGGACTTGGGATGCGTCAAGTCGGAGGCTCAGCCATAGAACCGCATATAAACATCAAGCCACTGGTTAACGCCGGTGGCTTTTTATTTGCCTGTAGCTCAGAGGAAAGAGCAGCCGCCTTCTAAGCGGTTGGTCGCTGGTTCGAATCCAGCCAGGCGAGCCAAACCCAGCCAGGGTATTTACGGCCAGAGAGCCGACATTGCCTTACCCTCATCTTCCCGGCCTGTCGCCGGGTTTTTTATTCAGGCCGCAGACAATCAATTCCAGATGCCACGTAGCAATCGTGTCTGACGGCCTTTCCCCACTACACAAACAGCACCCCGTTCTTTCGGAGGTGATATGGCTAAACGTATGCAAGATAAAGAAAGCATTGCCGGAGTGTCATGGTTGATAGTCCTTGCTCTGTCATGCTGGGGCGGCCTGGTCCGATACCTTATTGACGTTAAGCAGAACAAAGCCACCTGGAGCTGGATCAACGCGCTGGCGCAAATTGCAGTGTCCGGCTTTACCGGTCTTATTGGTGGCCTGATCAGCGTTGAAAGTGGGCTGAGCCTTTACATGATTCTGGTTACGTCGGGCATTAGCGGGGCGATGGGCTCCGTGGCGCTGACGTACTTCTGGGAACGCCTGACGGGGATGAAGAATGCAAACAATTAACCCTCAGCGCAAAGCGTTTCTCGACATGCTGGCATGGTCAGAAGGCACTGACAACGGACGGCAGCCGACCCAAAACCACGGTCACGACGTAATTGTTGGCGGATCGCTGTTTACTGATTACTCCGATCACCCGCGCAAACTGATTACGCTGAATCCGAGACTTAAATCTACTGCTGCGGGGCGCTATCAACTACTGGCGCGTTACTGGGATGCATATCGCAAGCAGCTTGGGCTGAATGATTTCTCTCCAGCTAACCAGGACGCTGTTGCTCTCCAGCAGATTAAAGAGCGCGGGGCGCTACCTCTGATCGACCGTGGCGACATTCGCCAGGCTATCGATCGTTGCAGCAATATCTGGGCATCACTTCCCGGCGCTGGTTACGGTCAGTTCGAACATAAAGTTGATGCTCTGATTGCAAAGTTCAAGGCTGCCGGAGGCAAAGTTAACGAGGCTGCATCATGAACACGGCCATCATCTCGTTGTTGAAAAAACTTTGGCTTCCAGTTGTCATCCTGTTTGTATTTGCCGTGCTGTCGTGGAAGGTGAATCACTACCGCGACAATGCCATCACCTACAAAGGCCAGCGCGACAAGGCGACGGTCAGGGCAGACACATCGGAAGCGATCACCAACAACGTGATCACCACGATGAACCTTATCCGTGACATCTCACAGGCTACCCAGAATGCAAAGAACGAACTGGCCCATAAAGGCGAGACGCGCATTGTCTACATCAGGCAGGCGCTTGAAGGCGATCCGTGCGCTAACCAGCTTGTTCCTTCTGCCGCTGCTGACAGCCTGCGGGAATACGCAGACAGTTTACGTTCCGGCGCCAGTGGTGCCGATAAGCGCTGACCTGACAGCAGACACACCGATCCCCGGAATGGGGGTCCCGTTCACGTGGCAGGCAAGTCTTGAGTTAAACGCTCAGCTCTATACGGCGCTTGGGCAGTGCAATCTGGATAAGGCCGCAATCCGCAAAATCGAATCCTCCCGACAAGGAAAGAATGCTCAACCCCAATAAGGCGGTGATCATCATCTTGCTGACGGGTAAGCCGTAAGTGGCTAAGCACTTCTGAGAAGCAGGGCAACAGCTGCGACACGTGGAGAACGAAATGGCTACCGTTTACAGAATCACAATCACCAAAAAATCCAAAGAGTCTTTTACGGGGCTCATGACCCGCAGCCAGCCTGAGATCGTCAATGGCTATGTCGCTCTGGCAATGGATGACGGCAAATGGCGCTACTTCAGCCAGGACAGCATTGATGACTTCCTGTTTGAGCCTGTAGAGCAGCCAGCAGAACAAACGACGGAGTAATCCATGGCTAACGATGACGAACGCAGGCCATATCCGCCAGTTAACTTCATCGACTCCGAGAGCTGGCAGCCATACACCCGGCTCATTCCCGCAAATGAAGTGCATGAGTGGGTAAGCCGCCAAATCCTCAGCGATTCCGGCAGCATCCATAACCCCGACCATGTGCACCTGTTAGAGGCTGACCTCTGCTTTATGTGGGCGTCTGACTCGTTCGCGAAGAAAGGACGGTATGTCCTTGGGCAGGCCGAACAGGTAATGCTCCGCGCCGGTGGTTGGCAGAAAGCCAGAATGGAACAGCAGATGCATGAATGGTTCGGGCGAATCCCGAAGTTCATCATCACGCTGGCGGCTGATTACTGCTCACAATGCAATGACCTCGAATTCTGTGCACTGGTAGAGCATGAGCTTTACCACATCGCACAGGCCACGGATGATTTCGGCGCGCCAAAGTTCAAAAAAGAGACCGGGCAGCCAGTGCTCACACTGCGCGGCCATGATGTCGAAGAATTCACTGGTGTCGTACGTCGATACGGTGCCAGCAAAGAAGTACAGGAGCTCGTTGATGCGGCCAATGCGCCAGCAGAAGTGGCTCACATCGATATAGCCAGGTCATGCGGGACGTGTATGTTGAAGCTGGCATAGACTTTATTAGGATTGTCATGGAGGTAACCGATGGCAGCATTATCGACAGAGGTTAAAGCCTTCATCGTTCAATCGCTCGCCTGCTACGAGCCGCCAGTAAAAGTCATTGAGCTTGTAAAGGCTGAATACGGCATCGATGTCTCACGGCAGCAGGTGTCGCAATATACGCCAGGCAACGCAATGGCGGCCAAGTTGAGCCAGAAGTGGATCGACCTGTTCAATACCACCCGTAAACGATTCCAGAATGAGATCGCCGACATACCGATCGCAAATAAAGCGTACCGGTTGCGTGTTCTCGACAGAATGGCGACCAATGCTGAAAAGATGAAGAACTACGGCATGACCTCTCAACTTATCGAGCAGGCCGCCAAAGAAATGGGCGATGCTTACTCTAATCGCCAGAAAGTCGAGCATACAAGCCCTGATGGCAGCATGACGCCGCAGCCAACAATCATCCAGCTACTGCCTGTTGAGCCAAAGCATGAGTAACGCCGTTCAATTGCCGATCCCCGCGAAGCTTGCGCCACTGTTCACCGCGGTGAATAAGCGTTACCGGTGCTCGCACGGTGGACGTGGCAGCGCCAAGACGCGCACATTTGCCCTGATGACTGCCGTAAAGGCGTATCAGTCGATGATGAACGGTGAAAGCGGCGTGGTGCTCTGCGCGCGTGAATTCATGAACTCTCTGGAAGAATCGAGCATGCAGGAGGTGAAACAGGCGATCCTGTCTGTCCCCTGGCTGGCTTCCAACTTTGATATCGGCGAGAAGTACATCCGCACCATCGACAAGAGTGTTAACTACGTGTTCTGTGGTCTGCGGCATAACCTCGACAGCATCAAGTCGAAAGCGCGCATCCTGCTGTGCTGGGTCGACGAGGCCGAATCAGTCAGCGAAATAGCCTGGCAGAAGCTGAGCCCTACCGTTCGTGAGGAAGGTTCAGAGATTTGGGTGACGTGGAACCCGGAGCGCGACGGTAGTGCCACGGATAAGCGTTTCCGTAAAGAAGCTGGTGACGACTGCATCACCGTTGAAATGAACTACACGGATAACCCGTGGTTCCCAGACGTGCTGGAAGGTGAGCGACAGAACGATCAGCGCCGCCTAGACCCGGCAACTTACGCATGGGTGTGGGAAGGTGCCTATCTCGAAAACTCCGATAAACAGGTGCTGTCCGGGAAATACCGGATCGCTGAGTTCTCGGAAAACCTCTGGAAAGAAGCTGAGCGCCTGTTCTTCGGTGCTGACTTCGGTTTCGCCAAAGACCCTAACACGCTGGTGCGTTCGTTCATCCTGCATAACCGGCTGTACATCGAATACGAGGCGTACGGTCAGCAAACTGAGCTCGATCACATGCCGGAGTTGTACGACACGATTCCAGGCGCGCGAGACTGGCCCATCAAGGCCGACTCTGCGCGCCCTGAGACAATCAGCTATCTCAAGCGGCAGGGCTTCAACATCTCAGCTGCCGAGAAGTGGCAGGGAAGCGTTGAGGACGGGATCGCCCATCTTCGCGGCTTCGACGAAATCATTATCCATCCTCGCTGCAAGAACGTGGCGCGCGAGGCCCGTATGTGGTCGTATAAAACTGACCGCATCACCGGCGAGGTGTTACCGAAGCTCGCCGATGGCTATGAGCACTGCTGGGACGGTATCCGCTACAGCCTCGACGGTCACATTAAGCGCAAGGGCAAGATGGCAGGGATGATGATTCCAAAGCGCCTGCAAGGGCGTTAAACTGAGTAATAGGTGGCTAGGGTAGCTCCCGAAGAGCGGCATCGTCACCGCCTGCCACTCCTACATTGACGAGCAACTAAGACGAGGTTGTGTATGAGCAAAGCAAAGATTAACAATACTGTTCGCATCTCATTCACCGTGATTGATGAAAATGGTGAAGAAACTTTAAATCGCGATTACTTTCTGCCGTTTGAGAAAATTAAGCAGGCGAGTTTCCCTGTTCTTCCTGACGTTGCGCAGACTGAGGCGCAAAAGTTTCACGAAGCTGCTGTGATGATGGACTGCTTTGGAAAGTAGGAGCTTCACATGAAAGTATGGGTTGTAATCTCAGGCACTCCGTACGAATCGTCGGAAGCTATCGAAGGTGTCTACTCCTCTGAAGAAAAAGCAGAAGAAAAGCTTTCAACGCTCAAGAATGACTCTCTCAACTACGCATACATGGAAGAGTGTGAGGTCGAATAACAAAACCAAACAAAGATAGGTCGCCTCGGCGGCCTTTTTTATTGCCATAAATCCAAGTAAAGGATGCAACATGACCTTAATAGCGTCGCTCGTTGCGCTTCTTATAGTGGCGTTTGTGATTGTGATGAGCTGGACAGGTCATGCTGCTCCTATTCCTCCCAGGCGCAAGCCTAAACCTTTGAGCGGATATCAGCCAACACGAACAGCCAAATCAGGAAAAGTATTGCCGCCACCTAAAAATCGCTAACGGACAAACCATGACTGACAAATTAACTCTCGCCGTCAACCATGCGTTGAACGATGCGCGGATGGCTCGCGCCCGTATGGGGGTGATGGCGCCTACAATGGGGCTGGACAATAAGCGCCATTCAGCATGGTGCGAGTATGGCTTCCCTGAGCAGGTCACCTACGAAAACCTCTACGCCCTGTACCGTCGCGGTGGTATCGCTCACGGTGCCGTTGAGAAGCTGGTGGGCAAATGCTGGCAGACTAACCCGGAAATCATCGAGGGTGACGATGCCGACGAGAGCGAAAACGAAACCGCCTGGGAAAACAAGTCAAAGCAGGTATTCAACAACCGGTTCTGGCGCTCATTTGCCGAGGCGGATCGCCGTCGCCTTGTCGGTCGTTATGCAGGAATCCTTCTGCACATCCGCGACGAAAAAGACTGGAGCCTTCCGGTTACCAAAGGGCGAGGTCTTCAGAAAATATCTGTGGCGTGGGCCGGATCGCTCACGGTGAGCGAGTGGGACACTGGCCTGAACTCGAATACGTACGGTCAGCCGAAAATGTGGCAGTACGCCGAACGCTTGCCGAATGGCTCAAGCCGCCGCGTTAATATCCATCCCGACCGCGTTTTCATCCTTGGTGATTACTCAGACGATGCTATTGGCTTCCTTGAGCCAGCTTATAACGCCTTTGTGAGCCTGGAGAAGGTAGAGGGCGGGTCTGGTGAGTCATTCCTGAAGAACGCCGCTCGCCAGTTAGCACTTAGTTTCGACAAGGAAATCGACTTTGGCAGCATTGCATCTATGTACGGCGTTAAAGTAGATGAGTTGCAGGATAAATTTAATGACGCTGCTCGCGAGATGAATCGCGGAAATGATGTGCTGCTTTCTCTCCAGGGGGCCAGCGTAACCTCCCTCGTTTCTCCGGTTTCTGATCCGTCTCCAACCTATAACGTAAACCTGCAAACAGCCGCCGCAGGAGTTGATATTCCTACGCGCATTCTGGTTGGTAACCAGCAGGCTGAGCGGTCCAGCACCGAAGACCAGAAATACTTTAATGCTCGTTGTCAGTCGCGACGCGTAGACCTCTCTTTCGAAATAGAGGACTTCTGCGACAAGCTTATCGATCTGCAAATCGTAGACTCAGTCAGCCAGAAGGCTGTTATCTGGGATTACCTTAACGAACAGACCGGTACTGAGAAGCTCACTAACGCCAAGGTCATGGGCGAGATTAACCAGACCATGCAGGGCAGCGGCGATGAACCCGCGTTCACCCGTGAAGAGATTCGCACGGCTGCTGGCTATGACAATGATGACGAAGAGCCTTTAGGAGAAGAGGATGGCGACGAAGAAGACGAAGCCACCGATTCTGCCGCGTAACTATCAGGATCCGACTGGAGCCGATGCGCTGGAACGCCGGGCAATGAAAGACTTCGCCAGGCGGATGAATAAGATTGGCAAAGCTTACAAATCAGCACTTGAAAAAATACCTTCCTCCCTCGCAGTAAACGCCAGATACGAATACCAGCTAAACCCAACGCTACTTTCCATCATCCTGAACGATGCCAGTTACCTGGTGGATCAGGTGCTGCTTGAAGGTGGCGATTACGACCTGTGGTTTTACGAGTACATCGATCTGGCATCGGAGAAAGGAACCGGTCAGTCATTCTACAACCTCAGCCAGCAATCCCCGGTGTATGCAGCAGGGCGTGAGTCGCTGGCCTCCATCCTCGCAAGCGACCCGTACCAGCAACGCATGGCGCTGGTGCATGCCCGTTTGTTTGAGGAAATGAAGGGGCTGACGGCTGACGTTAAGCGCGACATGGCGCGTGTGCTGACTGATGGCGTGGGCCGTGGTCTCAATCCGCTGGACATTGCCCGCAACCTGACAGACCAGACCGGCATCGAGAAGCGCCGGGCAAACCGTATAGCACGAACTGAAGTGACTACCGCGCTGCGCCGGGCTAAGTGGGATGAAGACCAGGAGGCGAATGACCTTTACGGCCTTAAAACGCTTCTGGTTCACATCTCGGCTCTGTCACCGACAACCCGACATACCCACGCAGTGCGCCATGCCCACCTCTACACCAACGAAGAGGTGCGTGCCTGGTACAGCAAAGATGGCAACTCCATCAACTGCAAATGCAGCCAGCAGTCAGTTCTGGTCGATGACGACGGCAAACCTCAGTTCCCGGACACCATTACCAAACTCAAACAGGAATATAAATCGATGCAGGCGCGCGGTTACGCCTGGGCGGAGAAATAACCTATGAAATTCCAGGTAAACCACGAAGCAAAGCGTCCAATCCCGGCACCGCAAAATGGTGAGCATATTCAGGTCAACATCACCACGAAGGTGAACAGCCAGTCTATCCGGCGCGAAACACATAACGGTCGTGAGCATCTGGTGCTGCCGAGCTATACGCTGCCGGCGAACGTCGTCATGAATGGCGGGCTGTACACAGAAGATGAAATCAACGCCCACTATCAGGGGCTGGAAGGCACGCTCGCGCCGCTGGGTCATCCACAGGTTAACGGTCAGTTCGTGTCGGCCTTCTCTCCTGAAGGTCTTAACGTCGGCTACGTAGGCGCGTGGAACCGTAACGTTAAGAAGTCCGGCAATCGTATCTACGTAGAAAAATGGGTGGATGTGGCTCGAGCTGAAGAGTCGGAAGGCGGGCGAGAACTACTTGAGCGCGTCGCAGCTATTGAGCGTGGCGATGACGTTCCGCCCATTCATACCAGTGTCGCCGCTTTCCTCGACCAGCTTGAGCCTAACGAACAACAGAGAGCTACGGGCGCCGAGTGGGTGGCGAAGATTCACAGCATGGACCATGACGCCATTCTGCTGCATGAGGTTGGCGCGGCGACACCAGAGCAGGGCGTTGGCCTGATGGTCAACGCAGACCTCGCGCAGCCTCTGAGGGCTAATTCAGGCGCGTTGGTGGGTGAATCCTACCGTGAGCGTGAACAGCGTCTTGACCGCGCAGCCAAAGCGAAGTTTGCGGCAGGCGCGGATGAATACGCATGGGTTGCTGATTTCACTGACTCGCAAGCTGTAATCATCCGCAACGGCGGCAGCGCTGAGGTGTTTGGCTACAAGTCTGAGGGCGGCGTAATCACCTTCGACGATACCGGCACCGCAGTAGCGCGCCAGGAGTCGTGGGTCGCAGTCGTCGCTAACAAATTCAAAGCTCTATTCACACCGCAGGAACAGCCTGCACCAAACCACAAAACGGAGGGCGACATGCCTTTAACCAAAGAAGAACTGGAACAAATCGGCAGCATGATCGGCCAGGCTGTTGCGACCAATACTGAAGCGGCTATTAAGCCTCTTGCGGAAAAGGTTGATGCGCTACAGGCCAACCAGAAGCAACTCGCTGACACCCTGACCGCCAATTCACGCGCTGAAGAGAAAGCCAAGCGTGATGCGGTTGCTAAGGTCCATGGTGACATTGTGGCCAACGCGCTTTCTGGCGATGCCCTGGACGCAATGTTCAAGTCGCTGGGCGAAGCTGCTCCGCTGGGCACCAACAATGCTCAGCAGCACAAAGAAACCGGCGCACCTGCCGCAGACGAACACTTCAAGTAAGGAGCCGGAATAATGCCACGTTATCGTCGCGTTAATATCGACGGTCAGTCTCTGTACAAGACCGAAACTCGCACTACGGCCGCAGCGCTACTTCCGGGTACCGCCGCAACCATCAACTCATCAGATAAATTCGCTCAGGCCACTGCGCTAACCGGCCGCCTGTACATCATCGATGTCGGTTATCACCAGGGCCTGACAATCACCGAAGAAATCCCTGCCGGGGATTCGGCAGTAGGTAACTACGTCGAAGAAGGTCGTGAGCTGGCGCTGCGCTGCCTGCCTGGTGCGTATAAAAAAGACAGCCCGATCAAGCTGGGCGCTGCCGGTCAGTTTACCCTGGCAACCGATGACACTGATTCAGTGATCGGATACAGCCAGGATGAATACACCATCGCGGCCAGCACCACCGACTTCATCCGCGTGCGCATGCGTGTTGGCACTGCCGCCGCTGCTGGCGCGTAACAAAAGGACAAAAACATATGTACTTCTCAAAAGAGACGCTGGCGACTAACTCCCGCCTTGGCGGGCACTGGAGTGAGCTGTGGGCAAACCGCAACATGTGGAACCTACAGAACGATTCCATCATTGCAGCTAACCGCGCGATGATGACTGCTGACATGCTGGCCTGTAACGCAGTGGGCGGTTTCTCCCGTGACTTCTGGGCTGAGATTGACAACCAGGTGCTGCAACTGCGGGATCAGGAAGTTGGCATGGAAATCGTGAACGACCTGATCGGCGTTCAGACGGTGCTGCCGGTCGGTAAAACCGCCAAGCTGTATAACGTGGTTGGCGACATCGCCGATGACGTGTCAGTAAGCATCGATGGTCAGGCGCCGTTCTCCTTCGACCACACTGACTACGCGAGCGACGGCGACCCGATTCCGGTGTTCACTGCTGGTTACGGTGTTAACTGGCGTCATGCTGCTGGCCTTAACTCTGTAGGCATTGATCTGGTGCTGGACTCGCAGATGGCTAAGATGCGTAAGTTCAACCAGAAGCGCGTCAACTACTACCTGAATGGCGATTCAAAAATTCAGGTTCAGTCCTACCCGGCGCAGGGCATTAAGAACCACCGAAACACCAAGAAGATTAACCTCGGTTCCGGTGCTGGTGGCGCGAATATCGACCTTACTACTGCCGACATGACCGCGCTCTTTGCGTTCTTCGGTAAAGGCGCATTCGGTACTACCGCCCGCACGAACAAAGTCGCCGCATACGATGTAATGTGGGTTTCCCCGGAAATCTGGGCAAACCTGGCGCAGCCGTACGTGGTGAATGGCGTTGTAAGCGGCACTGTATTGCAGGCGGTTCTGCCGTTCGCGCCGGTGAAAGAAATCCGAATGAGTTTCGCGCTGACCGGTAACGAGTTTATCGCGTACGTTCGTCGTCGTGACGTGATCTCTCCACTGGTGGGTATGGCTGTCGGCGTTGTTCCACTGCCGCGCCCACTGCCTAACGTTAACTACAACTTCCAGATTATGTCGGCTGAAGGTCTGCAAATCACCGCAGACGATCAGGGCCTGTCCGGCGTTGTCTACGGCGCTAACCTGGAGTAAGGAAACAGCATGGCTAAATACGAAGTTGTCCGCCCATGGTTCGGCGTGAAGGTTGGCGACGTGGTGGAGTTGAAAGAGCTTCACCCGGCGTTGAAGTCTAACGTCAGGCTGATGAAAGGCGAGGTTGGTGGTGAGCTGAAACCTGCGACACCTGATGCCGGTACCGGTGAGAAATCTCGCAAAGAGATTATTCAGGACCGCCTGACCCAGCTGGGTATTGAGTTCAAAGGCACCATGGGCGCTGAAAAGCTCAGTGAGCTGTTGCCAGATGGCGAACTCGAAAAGCTTTTCCCTGCTGAATAACAGCCGCCGCTAAGGCGGTTTTTTTATGCCCCGCTCCGGCGGGGTATTTCACGGAGTCGATAATGGTAACTCTCGAACAGGCGAAGGAGTATCTGGAGAGCCAGGGAATTACCATTCCCGATTTTGTTCTTCAGGCTCTCGTCGACCAGGCCAACAGTATTCAGGAGTGTCTCGATGCACATTATCCTGCATCGACCTCCCTGTTGATTCAGCTCTATCTGCTGTCGCTTATGGGGCTCGGGCAGGGGGATAAATACATCTCCAGCCAGACGGCTCCAAGCGGGGCGTCGCGCTCTTTCCGGTACCAGTCGTTCACCGACCGCTGGAAAGCATCAGTGAACCTGTTGCGGGGGCTGGATAAGTACGGTTGTGCAACCTCCCTTATTCCTGCCGACCCTACCGCCACCCCGTCATTCGCTGGTATCTGGATCGGTAAGGGCGGCTGTATGTGCGGGGATAAGTGATGACGTACAAATCAGTTAAGCACGGGCTGCCGCGCTCGTTCACTCGCGTCTGGGTGATGACCGACACCGGGCGGGAGACTACCGGCTACGTGAAATCGGACGGCGAGTGGTTCATCAACTGCCCGCGCATCCGGGCGACTGGCGCGAAGGTGCTGCGCTGGAAGGAGGGCTGATGTCATCGGTAGCGAACTGGAGCTATACCGCCACGGCGACCATCTGGCGAAAGCTGGAAGGCAATGACGAATGCGGCGATCCGCTGGGCTATGCGGAACCTGAGCAAATCCTCTGCGATTACGAGGGCGGACTCAGCAAGAAGTTAGCCAGCCTTGGCGCTGAAATCGTCGTGAAGAATACCGTCTGGACGGAGTTTGCGCTGGCGGCCGCGGGGGATTACCTGCTGATTGGCGTATCGACCGAAGCTGACCCGGTTGTCGCCGGTGCCGACGAGGTGAGGCAAGTTATTCGCTATGCCGACACATTCGAGCGGCTGGCGGATGATTATGCGATACTGACAGGCATCTAACTACGGAGGCTTTATGGATATCGATTCGCTCACAATGTCTATCTCAGTGCTGGCGGTGGCTATTTCTGTTTACGCCGCTGCGCCGGTTCCTGAGAAGAAGTCCAAACAGATTAAGCGCACGCCTCCCGATCAGCTTCCACCCGAGGTTAGAAAGCTCATTGAGAACGTTGATGAGCTTGAGCGGATAGCAAAAAGTCTCTGAATAGGTCGCTCCGGCGGCCTTTTTTATTGCCTGGAGAAAACCATGGGCATCAAAGTGCGCGGCGTTAAGCAGTCGAAGGCCGGGCTAAATCGCATCATTAATGACGTGAAAGGGCGCAAGGTTGTCCGGGCGCTACAGTCAGCAATGATAATCGGCAGCTCCCAGGCCGCGCTTTACACGCCGATCGACACCTCGACGCTGTTGAATAGCCAGTATCGGGAGTTGATAAACAACGGCGTTCGGCTGACAGGTCGTGTCGGATACACGGCGAACTACGCTGTTTTCGTACACGATCCGAACGTGCCTCAAACCTTCCGCCGCGCCACAGCGCAGAAAGAGTTCCTCACTAAAGGCTTTGAAGACACCCGCAGCCAGATTGATGCCGTAATGCGCAAGGAGCTTTCAGTATGACGCCAGAAATGTATGAGCGCGTGCGCAATTTCTTTGTTGATGCTGGGCTTACTACTGGTTTCATCGTTCAGATGCTGGCTTGGAATGATACAAAGAAGTTAACCGATGCATTTATCGTATTCCGACCTAACGGTGGCACGGATATTCTTAACGATATTGGCTCGGATTTCTATGTGCTGGTAGACGTCATTTCCGCAAAGGATAAGCGTCGTGCAGCAGCGGAAAAAGCCAAGGAGTTAATCGAATACGCCACCCAAAATGATGTTAGCGATGAGTGCCTTGGGTTAATTCAAAACCGAGGAGGTTTTCCATCGCCCATCACGACCGAAGAGGGCCGCCTGGTCTTCCGACTCCAGTTCATGTGCGTTTACGGCGAATAAACCCATCACCAACCCATCAGGCTGCCATCCGGCGGCCTTTTTTATTTGAGAGGTACACATGCAAGGCTGTGCTAATGATTTTGGCAAGCTGATCGGGAAAGTAGCTGTGCTACGCATGGCCTATGGCTGCCCCGACGCAGTGCCAGCGCTTTCTGAATGGAAGCGTCTCGGCGCTATGACGACCAAGGGTTTTGATTATTCGATGAACACAATTAATTCCGAGGCTGATGATTCCAAGGCGTTGGTTGAGAACCTGGTCAATAACATGGACATTACAATTTCTGGTGAAGGCGAGGCACGCAAGAGGGACAAAAGTACAGAAATTGGCGCCTGGAGAATGGGCAAATACATCTTCGATGAATTGCAAGCCGGTCGACAGCCGACTCTGTGGGTTAGATTTGATTTTGCTGGCGAAGATGCTGGCACATACATCCAGGGCTACATGAACACCACCTCATGGTCTGGTGACTTCGGTACCAACGATATTTCCACCTTCTCCGGAGAGTGGAAGGTCTACGACGCTGACACTGTTGTGTTTGAGGTAGCTGATTCCATCGCGGCCACTGGCGTTGAGGTTACCCCTGTAACTGCATCTCTTGTCGTTGGCGCAACCCAACAACTCAGCGGCGCGGTTCAACCAACCGATGCGACTAACAAAGCGATCACCTGGACGACTTCGGCGCCATCCATCGCCACTGTCAGTTCAACCGGCCTGGTGACAGCAGTTGCCGAGGGCACCGCGACTATTACGGCTACCACTGCTGACGGTGATTTCACCGACACTTGTGCAGTTACCGTGACTGCCGAACCGTAATCACTACAAAGGGCGGCGTGCTGCCCTTGATACTGGTTATGGAGAACGATATGACACCCTTGAAAGAGATTGGCGAGTGCCTGATTGGTGCTGGCGAACGGGAATACTTCTTCCGGCCATCGTTCCGTAACATGACGCGGATCGGCGAGCCAGAGCATATCGTCCGCACTTTCTATGCGCTGTTTAATGACGACGTGGCGAAAATGCTTGAGGCGGCCAGGGAAATTCACAGTGCTATACCTGAGCATCAGCGCAGATTTTACGCTTACTACTTCGGTGATATTTCCCTGCCGAGGTGGGCTCTGGATGCAGCAAGTTCAGCTGCTTTTGTGCGCGAGGCATTGCTCTCGGCTATTAACGTCATTCAGTCCTGCTGTGACGAGGACGTTTCTGAATTGACAGGCTGGCACGAGCCATCACGCACTGGAAGGCGAACGTTTGTATGGCGCCGTGGCGCTCTCCCGCATGAGAACCTGATTCTGATAGCTCAGTCGCTGATCATGCATGGCGTTATCGGACGGGCCAAGGTTCGTAAGTTGCAGAAGCACGAAAGCAAGGAAACGACACCGGAGTTCCATGCAACTGAATACATCATGGCGGCAAGAAACCATTTCGGGATCAGCAGGGAAGAGGCTGAAAACCTTACTATGACCGAATTTGCCATGATGCTTAACGCCAAATATCCTGACCAGAAAGGCTTCACCAGGGAAGAGTACGACGCGGTTATGGACGATGATGAACGCCGTTGGCAGGAAATGATGAAACGCGAAAATTTAAAAAAAGCTATATAGCCATTTTTAGTAGGGGGGATTTGGAGTAGTTCTATGATCGTTTTCATCTCTATCTGGTAGCATATTTAGAACTAATAGGAGATGTGAAATGAAAAAAGTCTTTATCCTTGGATTAGGTTTATTATCTTTCTATGTCAGTGCCTCTGAATTTTCTGAGCAGGATTTAATCGAGTTAGGAAAAAAAGAAATCCGGACTGAAATCTCATTGCCAACATCTTTTTCACAGGAAAAATTTATTCCTGATACTCGTGACAATCCATCTTCTCGAAGTGGAAATGTTTGCCTTAAAGTCTCTGGAAGAAAGAATGACGGAACTGCAATGGATCTAGCTGTCTACGGAGTGCACATAGCCACAAAAGGTGAACAAGCTACTTTTGGTGAAATTTTTAAATTTATTGGCGAATCTGAAATGCAAAGTTCAGAAGCCAAAGAATCTTGCAAATTTTAAATTCGCCATGATGTTATAATATATCAACATCATTGGATTTCATTAATTAACCCGCTCCGGCGGGTTTTTTTATGCCCGGAGAAAAGTGATGTCTGAAAAAGCAGGCGAGATTTATTACGACATCGAGGCCGATGTTTCTGGCTTGCTCAAGGCGCAGGGAAAGGCCAATAAGTCGCTCGACTCCATCGGCAACTCGGCGACCAATGCAGCCAAAAAGATGGATGAGTTGCAGACGAATATCAACCGCGTCGCCGGGGCAATTGCCGCCTCACTCGTTGTTGACTGGGGTAAGGCATTCCTCGTTGCTGCTGACAACATGAGCCAGCTCAACGCGCGTATAGAGAGGCTAACTGGTAGCGCAACAACAGCCTCGCAGACGATGCAGAATCTGATCCGTATCAGTTCGGCAACGGGTGGTTCGCTACAGGATACAGCGAAGCTGTGGGAGACTCTCAGCACTGCGTTGCGCGATACCGGAGCGACAAACGGCCAGATCATCCAGCTCACCGAAACACTTCAGAAAATAGGTCGCATTGGCGGATCCTCGACAGAAGAAATGGCGAATGCTCTTCGTCAGTTCGGCCAGTCAATTTCATCCGGTACTGTCCGGGCTGAGGAGTTCAACTCCATCCTTGAGCAAATTCCTGAACTGGCGCGGCAGATCGCCGCCGGGATGGGCGTAAGTATCGGCGAACTGCGTCAACTGATGTTGGACGGGAAACTGACAGCAGAAGATGCGCTTAATGCCATCCAGAAACAAACCGGCTCAGTAAATGCAGAGTTCGAAAAACTTCCTCGCACTCTGGCTCAAGCCAATACCGCGCTGACAAACTCATTCCTGTCGATGATTGACTCTGTTAACCAGGCGACAGGCGCAAGCACAGGACTGGTTGCGGTTATCGACTCGATGACGGCTGCTCTCGACAGGCTGGTGGGGAAGGCAATCTCAGCGGATGCTCAGATATCGGATCTGAACAGCACCGCTGAAATGTTTACCCGCCGCGCGCGCACCTGGTCATGGCTTGGGCTTGATGGTTGGGAGGCGCAAAACAAAGCGCTGGCCGGGCTAAGCAATAAAGCCGCCATGCTGGTTGGCGACCTGGCCGCTGTTTCCAAAGCATCACAGACCGCGGCAAACACAAAACCGATCGAGATAAAGGCTGTTGCTGGTACAGGCAAAAAGAAAAAGACTCAGGCCGAAAAGGAAGCAGAAAAATATGCTAAGGCGCAGCAGACCGTTAACGAAAAGCTGGAAGAGCTTAGACAGAAGGCGCAACTTTCCGCAGGAAGCTTGGGTGAGTTGTCTCGTGCGCAAGCTGTTCTGAATGCTCAGCAGTCACTCGGTAGCGCTGCAACTCAAGCACAGATTAAAGAGGCTGGAGAATACGCCGCCAAAGCATGGGATGCAGCAGCGGCAGCCAGAGGGGTAACTGAAGCACTTAAGGCAATCCCTTTGCAGGCGGAGAATAAATCCTACGCCGAATCCATGCAAAATCTGAAGGCCGCACTGAACGCTGGGAAAATAGATCTCAAGGAGTATAACGCTGCCACGGAGAAAATGGCGCTCGAGCACCAGAATAACCTCGCCAAGATTAACGCCCAGGCCACAGTCAATCCGGTAGCTTCTGCCCGAGCCGAAGTTGACCCGGTACAGCAACTGGTGAACGAAAATAACCAGAAGTTAGCCCTGATGCAGCAATATCAGCAGCAGGAACAGGCGATACTCCAGCAAAGTTACCAAAAAGGGAAAATAAATTACGATCAGTTCGTTGCTGCAAAGGCAGCTACCGATGCCCAGTACCTTGCCTTAAAGACTGCGCAGGAAAACCAGTTCAATGAGCAGATGACAGCCGCTCAGTGGCAATTGCTCAGTCAACAAGGTCTTGGTTATGAAATGCTGACAAGCGCGGTGGATGCGTTTTCAGGTAATGCATCTAATGCGTTAACCGGGCTGATCACCGGAACGATGTCAGCGCAGGATGCTATGCGTTCGCTCGGGAATACGATGCTGAACAGCGTGGTAAATGCGCTAGTCCAGGTTGGGGTTGAGGCCCTCAAAAACTTCATTATAGGGCAGACATTGGGCGCAGCAGCTACTGCTGCTGGAGCATCTCAGGCTGCAATCTTGGCTACAGCTTGGGCTCCTGCCGCCGCCATGGCGAGCCTCGCTTCATTTGGGGCCAACTCAGTTCCTGCCATGACAGGAATTGCTTCAACGGTAGGCCTGGCACAGGGCCTTGCTTTAACCGGTATGCGTTACAATGGCGGCCCGGTGAATGCAGGAGGTCTTTATCAGGTCGGTGAGCGAGGGAAACCTGAGATTTACCAGGCCAGTACCGGTAAGCAGTACATGATACCGGGCGACAACGGCAAGGTGATCAGCAATAAGGATATGCAGGGTGGGGGAGGCATCAACGTTGTCTTAAATGTTCAGAACTATAACGGTTCATCAATAGATGCGCAGGCCAGTCCTGACGGCAATGGCGGCGTGACTGTGGATTTAATCGTCGCTGACCTGAACAACGGCGGGCCAATCAGTAACGCCATAACCAGCAACATGAACGTTAAACGCACGCCAAGAGGGCAGGGCTGATGCCAATTATCGACTATCCCGACTGGCTGCCGCTGGCTCAGAAGGCCAGCAAAAACATGACTCTCGATACCGGGTTCCAGACCGATCAGCCAGCGGTCGGACCGGCTATCTTTGAGAATCAAACTGACGATCTGAAAGTGACCTGGTCACTGACGTGGATCTTCACTCTGGCTGAGGAACGAGCATTCCAGCAGTGGCTACGCAGCCCAAACTATCTCAACCGGGGCCTGAACTGGTTCAGGATGAATATCAATCTGGGCGGCAGCGGCCTCCAGTTGCAGGAGCTTCACTTCACGCAGATGCCGGTGCAAACCAGTATCGACGGCGGGGTGGTGACATGGACAGGAACCGTTATTGCCAACCATCTGTACAACGCTGACGACGAGTTTGACGACGTAATTGTTGAGCTGCCGCCGCCGTGGCCTTCAGTGCTTGATATCGTGGTGACTGGCTATCCGGACGGACGCGATCCGGAATCACTGCCGAGGGTGCCGTAATGCCGAGCTTCAGGGAGTATAAGCAGCAGCGCCCGACGCGCGGGCTGTACGACACCATCACGTTCCACCACCCCTCCTTTGGCTACGTCCGCCTAGTCGATAAGCAGTTCTTCCCGAAGACGCTTGGCGGACAGACATATACGCCAGCGCGTTTTGAAATCGAAGAAAGCCAGCAGAGTGGCACGCCGGTGATCGACGCGACGGTAAAGTTAGGGCGGCTTTCGTCGGACATCAAAGCGCTGATGAAGCAGTGGAAGGGAGCGGCTCGGCTAACAGCTATTACGGCCACGCGGCAGATATTCGACAGCGGCGATGTGTCGGTACCGATAAAGTCGTGGCAGCTTTACGTCAAGACGGTGGACATCGATGCCGACGCCGCGTCGGTCACTCTGTCCGTCACAAATCCGTTGAACAACAACATTGGAAGGCTCTATGACCCAACGGAATACACTGGCCTTCAGTACCTCTGATTTTATCAGCAGGATGATCGGCGTGCCGTGGTCTAACCGCGCCTGCTCATTCGAAAAGACTGATTGCTGGGGGCTGGTTGTGCTGTATTACCGACATGTGCTCGACATTGAGCTGCACCAGACGCCGGGTTACGAAGCCGGGGAGGATTTCTTCACCTGCTATCAGGGAGACGTCGTTTTCTGGCGCAAGGTCGATAAACCGGTCGACGGGGGGATATTTGTCGGGTACCGCGGCGCGCAACCGGCACACGTTGGCCTGGTACTGAACCGGCAGGCGCTGCACTCGCGTGGAGAGAACGGAAGCGTGCGCATGGACTCGTTGCTGGTCATTCAGCGGGCATTCACCAAAGTGGAGTTTTTCGAATATGGCGCTGGTTGAGATATCGAATTTTCCAGGAACGCCTAAGCTGCGTTGCAGGGTGCCAAACGGCACCCTTTTTTATGACTGGCTGGCGGCCAATGACGCTACCTTTCACCGCGATCTGCTGATCGTCCGCAACGGCGTAAAGCTGGGCGACGATGATGAGCTGGCGTTTGAACTGAGTGAGCTGGACCATATCCAGATATTCGACCAGCCAAAGGGCATTGTCGGCGACATCCTGAGCCCGATCTTTAAAGTGGTGGGCCAGGTGTTTTCGTTCCTGGCGCCGAAGCCGGCAATCGCGAACAACGGTGGTAATACCGTCGACTCGCCCAACAATAGCCTGACCGGTCAGACAAATATCGCGCGAGTTTACAAGGCCAAGCCGGACATTTACGGTCAGATCCGTTCGTACCCTGACCTGATTCAGGAATCGGTATTTGAATACGTGCACCAGACGTCTACGGATGGAGGCCTGAAGTTCGTCACAGAGTGGATGTGCGTCGGTATTGGAAAATATGACCGTGAATCTATTCGCTACTCAGAATCTAGCCTGGGGAGCATGGCCGGCGCTGAATACCAGTTCTTCGAGCCAGGTGAAGTAATCCCGCAGATCGTCGAAGGTTACGGGTTCGATGACGTTGACGGTCAGGAAGTTCCCGGTCAGAACGAAGCCAGCGACTTCCATATCGAAACAGCAACGGCAAACACGGTGGTCAGCGGAACGTATTCCGGCGGCCAGATAGCGATGAAAATCGTTAAGCAGGCTGAGTTCGACTATTTCATGGGGCTGGTGCTGCCGCACGCGGTGACTTTCACCATCAACGTGACGTACAGCACGGCCTCAGGCAGCGTCACCACCGACGCGACATTCTCAGGCACGCTGATTTCAGCGGTTGAAACAAACGACGGTGCAGTGGTTAACCCGGTGCGCTGGTACACGTTTACGATGAACCAGCTGGAGGGTCCGCAGGACATCCCGGCGAATGCCACGATCAACACCACGAAATTCATCCTCAACGATAACGAGGCGCTGGTGGTTGGGCCGTTCTTCTCTCCAGTTGATTCAACCCAGTTGTGGCTTCATACGCAGTCCAGCCTGGGCGGGAAGAAAGAAACCAACTGGAAGGTTGTAATCTGGAAAATCGACGACGACTACAACCAGGTCCCGGGTACGCAGCAGACGTTTACATACAGGCAGACGACGCCGCATCAGTCGACGAGTGAGGTGTTTTATCGAACTGACAAGATCACCCCGACCGGCGGGTTCGGGAAATACGCGGTCAGCTTCCAGCGCACGGATAACTCCGGTGACGCGTCACTGCTCAAGGTCGAAGAGATCCACAGCATCAACATCAGGACAAACGTCGTTCACCCGACCGACACGCTTGTGCGAGTAAAAGTCCGCGCGACAGAGAACGCTCTTGGCAGCCGTGAGCGCAAATATAACGCCCTGGTGACGCGCCATACCATTACGTACGACCTGGACACGCAGATGGTGGATTACACCCTGAGGCCGTCGCGCTCGTTCGCTGATGCGGTGGCTCACACCTGGCTCATCATGGGTGAGCAGCCGGTAAGCAGCATTGACCTGTACGGGCTGTACTCGATCGCCGAAAGCCTGCCTGATGAGCGCCTGGGTTACTTCGACTACACGTTTGATGACGAGAACGACTCGCTGGGCGACCGTGTGCAGGCGATCTGCAATGCGGCGTCTGTTGTGGCGTACTGGGACGACGGCGTGCTGACATTCACCCGTGATCAGAAGGTTGATTACCCGGCGGCCGTATTCAACCGGGCCAACATGAAGACGGACGAGTACAAAATGACGTACGAGGCCACTCTCCCAGGCGGTTATGACGGCGTGCAGGTGTCCTACGTTCACCCGACCACGAACAATAAGACGTACATCAACTACCGCGTGCTGAACGGCGCCATCGTCGAGCAGGAAGCGGAAAACCCAAACAAGCTGGAGATCGTCGGCTTCCGTAATGAGTATCAGGCCCGAGAACGAGCTCTGCGAGAAACCAAGCGCCTGATCTACTCGCGCGTGAAGATGAACGCCAAAGTGTTTGAGGACGGCATTATCCAGGTCGGTAGCGTCATTCAGATGCCCGACATCTACGACAGCAACCAGCAACAGGGTTACATCACCGGGCGCGCCGGTAATAACTTTGATACCAGCGAGCCGATCACGTTTACCGGTTCGATGTATGTGCTGGTGACAGACAGCCTGGGTAACCCGACGCTGCGCTATCCAGCGGCGGCGCGTGGCGACACGAAGTACGGATTCACCGCAGTAATACCCGATATTCAGCTCAACATCTGGAACGGTGACACTGTGCAGCTACCGTCGCGCTATCTGATCGCGACAGTTGAAGAACTGGACAGCCAGCTATGGACAGTCAACAGCATCAAACCGAACACAGATAACACTGTATCTCTGACAGTCGCGGAATACAGCGACGCCATCTACGAATAAAAACCGCCCCCCGACAAACCTAACCCGGCCATCGCGCCGGGTTTTTTTATGGAATAAATATGGCCACTACACCTACTAATCTGCCAGTACCGAGCGAATCTCCGCGTGATCTGAAGTTTAACGCAGGCAAAATCGACGAGTTCGTTACGTCAGAAAATCATGTTTATGTTGACAGGTTCGGCGATGAACATCGTACAATTGCGGGAATAAATTACGATGCGAATCAGGCAATTCTTAATTATGGCTATATCACGAAGGATTCTTTTGAAGATGGCAGCACCATTAGCCTTGCTAACGAGTGCCTGCGCTGGAAGAGCAACGGGGAATATTACAGATGGGACGGAATCCTCCCCAAAGTAGTTCCCCCAGGATCTACTCCCGATAGCACTGGTGGTATTGGTGACGGGAAGTGGGTTAGTGTTGGGGATGCCGCTTTAAGGACAGAGCTAAGCAACGGTAAATACCGCAGTGACGCATTAGCTGTAAAATATGTTCCAGGGGTCGTCATTGATAGCACGACAGATAACCGCGCAGCAGTATACGCTTACACAGGACAAATTTATGTCCCGAAGGGTGTCCAGCTACGCTGTAATTTCCTGCCAGATGATGATGTAACCAAATTCACCGGTGAAGGAAAAATTCTTACTCGCGACCCATGGGGTAACGAGCATGTGTTTGACGTTTCACTGGCAACTCATGGCAGCAAATACACTGCATTCAACGTAATAAACCAGTTCGCTCGCCGCAATACGCGATGTCGTGTTGGTATCGTTGGTGACTCCATCACAGACGGTGCATACGGAACCGGATGGGTAGCCAACCCAACGGATTCAAACGGGGACCTGTCCTCGACTAATTATGACCACAATAGCAATGGTGGCGCAGGTTCATGGTTCCGTACTTTCACTGACTGGCTTAACCGGTTTACAAAAAATGGCGCCTACATATTTAAGGCAGAAAACTGTGCATCGTCAGGTAAACGTCTCATTGATGGCTGGGCGAACCGTAACTTTGACCATGGTTTTTTCAAAAACACTGCATACGGGAATGTTCCGCCAGACGTTTGCTTCATGTCCATGGGCGTTAACGATAACGGGCAACTGGATACGTTAGGGTTCGATCAGTATTTGTTCCGCTTTGAGCAGTTTATTCGCAAGGCTTGGGGTTATGGATGTGCTGTCTGCGTTGTTTCAATGAACCAGAATGGCTCACAGTGGGCGGCGCTAGAAGCATCAATCAAGAAGCATATTGAACGCCTGTTCCCTGCGGTCGAGTTCCTTGATCTGTCTCAGCCAGTAACTGAGATGTACAGAGACCTCGGAAGCTATACGCTTGAAGATATTGCGCGGCGCCCGACAGATGGCACTTTTGATAGCACGCATTATGCTCCTCTGGGGCATCAATATATTGGCGCATATGCAGCAAAGGCTGTTATGCCGTATAGAGTCCATACTGCGAAAAAAGGGAATAACTTCGTACCAACAGTTGATAATGATATCCAGCCATTTGGTTTCCCGTCTGGTAGCACGTACAGCGTTGGTATGGAGCGGTTGAGTGGAAACACGTATCTTAATGGTTTAACTGGCTGGGGCGTGGTTTCCCCAGCTACTGAAAATTTAACCATACGATATTTTGTCTGGTGTGAAACTTCTGATATATCAATGGTTATTTTTGAACCGTATAATCCAACATATGTTGCAGCAGGTCGCGCTAACTCCATCTCTATCCGACAACAAGATAACCGTAATGCAGCATTCTTTTCGGGTAATATCGCGAGTAATGGCGTCTCATCGTTTACGAACAAACTAACCACTCGAACTGGAATCCTTAAAAAAGGACTGAATCAGATTGAGATTGTTTACGATGGTACACCGTCAAAAGTATACCCTCCTGCTCTGTTATTCAGAGGAGAACTGAACGAATCATGTTCTCAGAGCGCCTCTGTATTCCTGGCTGCAAATGCGATAAAGGGTGTTTACGGGCAGGTAAGAGATAAAGCAGATCTCTTATTAGCATATGGTGCAGAAACAGCAAATGATGAAGCGCCTGATATGTATGGTGCCACTAAATCATCAAATGTTCAGAATGTTGTCCTGTCAGCTTTGCCTGTTGATTGTGGTGTTGTTTTTTACTACAAACCCACGTCACAAAGTGGAGTTGTTGCCAAGAGAGTGGCGACCGGCATTGAGATCTCGACTATGCTTTTCGGCGCTCTTACTGTTGTCGGCACATTGACTTGCGATGTGACAGGTGAGGTCACGCTCACAGCTGGCCTGTCTGGAACAACTCCGACCATTACAGTTAAGCCAACTAGTGGAGCGACCGTTACGCAACAAGTCGCTGGTTTCTCTGGAGGGAAGATTGGATTGATAAATAAAGGAACAAGCGGACAAACATTATCTGTTAGATCTACTGCGCATTATGTTATTTAAAATTTAATCAGGGCGGAGAGGGGCGAAAGCCCCTCTTTTTTAACATTTATTTGTAAAGTCTAAAAGAACATCTTTTCTATCAGAAAAGACATCTACCGAACAAGAAGTAAATATCTTAACACCATTCGAAATAATCTTTTCCTTTAACTCTAAATTGTTAGAGAACCTATTTTTATATGTAATGTCATAGTAAGGAGCTACCGCTCCGATACCCCAAGTACTTGAAAGATATTGCGGCATGATAGTTTTAAAGAATGGGTATTTTCTAAAGGCAACTTTAGTAGGAAGAGAAACTGGAGGCCATCCTGAAATATTAATGTTGTCAATGGTCTTTATACCGTTTTGATGCAGCGCGGAAGATATTGAAGTCAGAATAACTGAGTCAAATTTATTCTGATGCTTTATAGCATTGTTGAATGAATAGGATATATTAATTGAGTTGGCTGCAAATATAACATATGCCAGATATGATATTTTTTTAAATCCTATTAGTCTGTGTGCCATGAAGAATACAAGGCATAGCGTTAAGCCAAGTGACATTAGCACGCGAGGCATAACATAGTCTGATTTCACGGCTAGAGAAAAACCAGAGAACATTATCAGTGAGAAAGAAAAACTAACTACTAATAATATACGATCTTGTATTTTGTAATCACGTGAAAAAGCGTACCTGATTACACAAGCTACCGATATTGCCAAAGTAATTACTAAAGTAGCCTTAACAATAGAAGGCATTGAGCCTATCACAGGATCAAGATTGCGACTAAAAGCATCATGTAATCCGGTAAGAATTCCATTATCAAAATCAATAAACTGAGAATTTCTCAAGGCATATTCATTTGGCGGATAAATTTTTTGCACCACTTGGGTGTAAATCGTGAAACCGGCAACAAAAGAAATGGCATTTAATATCAATCCCTTGATATACCCGCTCTCATGTTCAAGTATTTTTACAATAACAATAAAGGCTGTCATTGTAACAAAAAGAGCAGAAGAAGGCTGATACATTGACATGACAGAAGTTACTGCGACGATTTTCCAGACGACATCGATATAACTTCTATTGTAAAAGAAATATGCTGAAGAAATCGCAACTACTATAGACGCACCCATGGTTGCGCTATCAAATGAAAATACTGCATTACCTATAAACATAGGATTTAAAAATATTAGCGATGCGAATGCTGATGAGAAATATGAAGGTCTGTTAGATGATATGGCCCTTGAAATTATAATGGCGGATATTATCATGCACACCATGCCAAGAATAAAGGATAGCGGAGACACATCAGTTATCATATCCCCTAAATTTAACACCTTCATTAGTACTGTTGTTAGCGGTCGGCTATCTTTATCCCAATAGCTCGGATCGCCAGAAACAGCCCTATACAAGTCGTCCTTAAATAATTCAGCATTCAACAAAAATGGAAGGCTGAATAAAGCGGCTAGCAAAAATATAAGTTTATCTGACTTATGAAATCTCATTTTTTTCCCTTAAGAATATATCTCGGTCTTTTCTTAACTTCTACATAGATTCTGCCAATATACTCACCAAGAACTCCTATCCCGATTAACTGTATGCCACCCAGGAAAAGTACAGAAACCAGCAATGAAGGATATCCGCGTACTGCATTTCCGAATACCAGCGTGTCGAAAATCATCCATGCGCCATACAAAAACGCAGCACCGGCAACTAACAGGCCGATGTACGTCCACATGCGAAGCGGGAAAGTAGAGAAGCTGGTAATCCCCTCTAGGGCAAGGTTCCAAAGTTTCCAGCCATTAAATTTCGTGCTGCCGGCCACTCGCTCGGCCCTGGCATACTCAACTACATCAGTACGACCACCGACCCAGCTAAGAACCCCCTTCATGAACAGATTGCGTTCAGGCATTAGCTTAATGTTTTCCACTACCTCGCGAGACATCAGACGGAAGTCACCAACGTTTTCTTCGATCTTTGGATTGCTGATTTTGTTGTGCAGCTTATAGAACCACTCAGCGGTCTTTCGCTTCAGGCGCCCGTCAGTAGAGCGGTCAGATCGCTTAGCCAGAACCATATCGGCCCCAGCCTGCCATTTCTCTATCAGGTGCGGAATGACTTCGATAGGGTCCTGCAAGTCAACATCAATGGGGATAATTGCTTCACCGGTGGCGTGATCTAGACCAGCGAATAGCGCAGGCTCTTTCCCAAAGTTGCGAGTGAACGACAGCGGCACCACAAGAGGATCGGCAACGGCAAGTGCGTAAATAATAGATTCTGTGGAGTCCTTGCTGCCGTCATTGATGAAGACTATCTCAACTTCATGCTGCTGAAGTCCTTCAAATTCCCGAACCGTTTTATAAAAAATAGGTATCGCGTCTTCTTCGTTGAAGACGGGAACGACCAGAGAAATTTTCATTTCGCATCCCTAAAGACAATGAACTTTGAATAGATAAATCCACACACCAGACTGATGGCGGAGAAGAGAATGAGAGTCACGATCGGAGCCATGCCAGACTTATCGGCAGCCCAACCAACAGCTGCGCTCAAGGTTCCCATAAACCCGACATACAGCATGTAGCGCATCGTACTTGTCGAGGACTTAAAGGTGAACCTGGCGTTTGCAAAGAAACTGAATGACACTGCCACGACGAATCCGGCGAAGTTACCAAGCGCCTGACCTGTGTGAAACGCGTATATGCAGATAGCAAACACAACCCAGTGAATGAACGTGTTAATGACGCCGATTGATGTGTACTTAGCAAAGAGCTTTAACATTATATAAATCAGTCAATTCAGAAAGGTCTGAAGTTTAGCACCACTGTGAAACTTGATCGACCCTCATATTTGACGATACTGTATATGTATACAGTTATTTTGTGAGGTGATTATGCCACGCACAGCAGACATTCATGCCGCGTTTGTTGCGGCCATAGAGTTAAACCCCAAGGGGTACCGTTACCTGACCACAGACGCATTCATAGAGAAAATGCGGCAGTTCAACTGGCACTACACGCGCGAAGAAGCGAATGCCTGGATAGAGCGCAACCAGCCGGGCTTCGCTGATAAGACCACCGACGGCAGCGATAACCACTATTGGATCCTGCGTAACATGGGGAGGGTGCACTGATGGGATTCGCATCACCAGCTGCTGATTATGTTGAGCGTCAACTTTCCCCAGCAATCCTGTGCAACATCGGGGCGGATAGTAGGTTGCTCGAAACTGATATGGGGTTTGCGGTCATAGAGCCAGCAACAAAAAAGACGCCTGGAGATGTGTTGTTAATTTTGTGCGACGGCCACACACAATTTGCAAAACTCATGGGCAAGGCGCTCATTACGGATGATGGTGAAGCGATTGAGGGATCAGCGCTTGAAGAAGTGGAAGTGCTGGGTAGGGTGACGTTCTTCATCAATCGTGCATTAGATGATGATTGCCCTGCAATATAGATAAAGTTCCCCATGCGTCACTGAAAAAAACCAGCCATAAGCGGCTGGTTTTTTGTGTAGTTTGGTCGGCACGATAGGATTTTGCCTCCATCGCATGATGGTCATCCTAAAGCTCAAAGGAAGTTTTGCATAATCACTTCTTCAAAATCGCATTCCCCAAAATAAAAGCTAAGCGAATGAAAAATATAGTGAAATTTAAGGATGGAAATGCAATAAAATCAGCCAGAAAAACATGGTTAACTGGCTGATTAATAACATTTAAATGGAGGTTGTAGAACTCTGCTTCTGGAACAGTTCCCGGAAGACCGGGTAGATGTCATCCTGGTCACGAATGTGCTGCATCGCAAAGTTATCGAACATCGCTTGCAGATGCTCATACTCACGCCACAGCGTCTGGTGGGCGCGACGGGTAATTTCAATGTAGCTGTAGTAACGCACCACCGGCAGGATCTTCTTCGCCAGAATTTCATGACACAGCGGCGAGTCATCCGCCCAGTTATCGCCATCCGATGCCTGCGCGGCGTAGATATTCCACTGCGCCGGATCGTAGCGCTCCTTCACCACCTCGTCCATCAGCTTCAGGGCGCTCGACACGATGGTGCCGCCGGTCTCCTGCGAGTAGAAGAACTCATGTTCATCCACCTCTTTCGCCTGAGTGTGATGGCGGATGTAGACCACCTCCACGTTCTTATACGTTCTGCTCAGGAACAGATAGAGCAGAATATAAAAACGCTTAGCCATATCCTTGGTGGCCTGATCCATTGAACCTGATACGTCCATCAGGCAGAACATCACCGCCTGACTGGAAGGCTCCGGCCGTTTTTCGTAGTTCTTGTAGCGCAGGTCGAACGTGTCGATAAACGGCACCCGGTCGATCTTCGCCCGCAGTTCGGCGATCTCTTTTCGCAGGCGCTCCTCTTCCAGCAGTTGTGCCGGCTCCGTGTTTTCCACCACTTTCAGGCTGGTTTCCAGCTCGCGCAGTTCGCGCCGTTTGCCTGCCGTCATCGCCGTGCGTCGCGCCAGCGAGTTTTGCAGTGAACGCACCACGCTGATGTTGGCGGGTACCCCGTTTGCGGTATAACCCGCGCGATGGGTTTTGTATTCGTTGAGCTGACGGTGCTGATTCTTTCTCAGATTCGGCAGGGCCAGATCCTCAAACAGCAGGTCGAGATATTCGTCTTTTGAAATCTGGAAGACGAACTCGTCCTGGCCTTCACCGTCCTGGCTGGCCTGCCCCTGACCGCTGCCAGAACCGCCGCCTCCGCCTTGGGGCCGCTCGATTCTGTCATTCTGGACGAAGTGGTCATTACCTGGGTGCACGCGATGGCGAAGGCCGCCACGCCCCTGATGAAACATCGGTTCGCTGATGTCATCGTTAGGGATGGAGACGGATTCGCCGCTGTCGACGTCGGTCACCGAGCGTTTGTTGATGGCCTCGGAGATCGACTGTTTAATTTGCGCTTTATAACGGCGCAAGAAGCGCTGGCGATTCACCGTGCTCTTGTTTTTGCCGTTAAGACGCCGGTCAATAAACCAGGTCAT